AAAAAGAAAACAAACAAAAGAAGCTAGAGCAGCTAACAAAAAAAGAGATCTGCAATCTAATAGAGCTGTAAAGAAATATAGCATTAAAGGTGGTAGATCAGGTAGCACAGATGTTTCTGCAATTGTTCCTATTAAATTACAAACTGGTAGAGGTAGTTCATTCAGAACAAGAATTTTAGGTCCGAAAGGCCAAACACCATATCAAGGTAAAAGATTTGGATCTCAAGGAAATATGGAATCTTGGAGAAATGATATGGAGAGAACTTTTAAATTACCTAGTTTTGAGGAAATAAAAAGATCAATATTTAAAAAATCAAAAGGTGGAGATATCAAAGTAGTATCGAGAGTAGCCAAAAAACTAACCAAAGCATCTGCAGCTCATGCAGGTCAAGCCAAAGCACTTAAAAGAATTGTTTCAAAATATGTTTAAATTGATTAAACTTATTAAAGATCTTATTAATCTAGATTATAGAGTTAGAAGATTAGAAAGAGCAAAATATTGGAGAGAAAAGTACAATGGCACTAAAGAAAAAAGAACTTAGAACAGAAGACGATTTAACACCAAAACAAAAAATGTTTGTTGAGGTGTATGTCAAAGACTGGGGGTCAATAACCCAAGCTGAAGCTCTTAAACGTGCAGGATACGTTTGTAAGAATGAAAATGATTATGGAGTGATTGCTTCGAGATTATTATCAAGAAAACATAATCCACATGTGGCTAACTATTTTGACAAAAGATTTCAAAAAGAATTAAAAATGTATCAAGGTGATAACCTTAGACGTTTCAAGAGATTAGATCGACTAGCAGATAAGGCTGAGAAAAAAGATCAATACGCTGCAGCTATAAATGCAGAATATAGATCAGGACAATTAGCAGGAGCTTTTGTAGATCGAAGAGAGGTAAGAGTAACAGGTCTGGAGGGTATGTCACGTGAAGAACTTGAAAAGAAGCTCAAAGAACTCAGTCAAAAAATCGATGGCTACAATGCCAAAACGATCGAGGCCGAGCCGGAGCACGTTGAACAAATTGAAAAAACTTAGTTGGTCTGAGTGGATTAGTCTATTTAATAGAATTCATAATCCATTTATGTTCACATCTGTTGGCACAATAAAGGTAAAAATTGATGACAAAGAAGAAGATTAGTATACCCAGAAAAACAAAGACAGAGATTGAAAAGTATCCTATGGTTTCAATCGAATGGTATGATATTGTTAGCGATTCAAGTTGGAGCACATTTGAACAGATAAAGAAAGCAAAATTAGCCACTTGCATTACAAAAGGGCATTTGCTTAGTCAAACAAAAGGTGTTACTAGAGTGTTTGGTGACTATTCATTTGGAGATGATGGAAAGAGTATTGAGTCAATTGGCAATACAACCATCATACCTAATTCAGTCATCAAAGATATTAAAAAACTGACTTAATGGTACGTAATATTAATCAAGAAAAATTACTATGGCAGCGCACTAAAAAAGGCCTGACCGAATGCTTTTTAACCCGCATAGAAACTAGCACTTTGAATGGTGTACCTGACGTGCATGGTGTTCATAAGAAGGGAATATTTTGGATAGAATTAAAATCAGATAAGCTCAGTTTTCCTAAGTTAAATAAATGGCAAATAGTTTGGATTAATAAATATATTAAAGCAGGTGGTCATGTATTTATCTTGAAAGAGACCCTTTCGCAGAGGTCCCTTAAACTGTACAAGCCGGTGTCCGTGTTTACTGATCCTCGTTCACTGGAACCTCGTTGCTCGTTCTCGGTTCCTTTTAACTGGCCAGATATTCAAGATGAGCTGGTAGCGCAGCTGGTGACGGATGCAGCATGAACCTCGTCTCGTTCTCGTTAATAAATCTCGCTCGTTCTCGTTCAGCGAACACCGACTGGGTTCTGGCAGCAGCTGGTGAGCTGGGCCCAGGCAGCAGCGTATACTCGTTCTCGTTCCCTGCCCCTCGTTTTTTTTTACCTCTTAGTTAGTAACGGGGGGCTGGGAAGGAGATCCTGGCAGCAGGATCTCGTCTCGTTTGTCAAGTAAAAACCTCGTTCTCGTTTGAAGAATGGATCGCTGGCCAGGCAGCACCAGAAACGGATCCCAGCTGTGTTCACGACAATGACTTCAACAGTATTATTTTTTGCTAAGAAAGTTCTTGACTTTATCCCATTAGGTCTTATGTTATACCTGTTGGCTAATACCTCTGCGTTCAGGGGATATCCAGAACAAGCAAGTGGCTGTAGCATGTATTAGCTGACGAAACATCGGGGCTTAGGTATAGAGCGAATTGTATGGTAGACGAGCCCCGTCAAATAAAAATAAAAAGGAGAGCATATGAAAAATAAACAAGAGAAAGATTTAGGCGATGAGCTCAAGGACAACGTTGTCTTCACATGTCCCGAGCATAGTCTAGAAACATACTTCAAAGTAAAAGAATTAGAAAAGAGTCCTGAAGCCAAGGACTTTGTATACGTTCGGTTTTATGATGGGAAGCAGCATGAATCGATGTGGGTCAAGATTCACAAAGGAACACAGCTGCAGGGTTACGGAGAAATTAATAACGTTCCCGTTCTACTAACTGATCACAAGCTTGGTGAAATTGTACATTACACTACGGATAAGGAGGGAGTAACATGGCAAAGATTAAATTAAAAGATCTCGTAAAAAAAGTGAATGCCGACAACGCACCACCTAATGGATGGTCCCCGAAGGATGCGGTAGCAGCAGACAAACCTGAAGCTGGAAAAGTATATGCGCTTACCGGTAAAACCGGTACGAAATGCATTGCTAATGGTTACAGCTGGAAGGATAGTCTCGTGGAGGAAGAGTGATGGGTCTCGCTGCGTTTTATTTAGTATGCCTGCTGCTGTGGCCAGGTCCTGTCCTGGCCGTTACCGGTGTCCTGGTTCTTTCTCTAGTAGGAGCGTTTTGATGACCTCGTCTCGTTTTGCTACGACCTCGCCTCGTCTCGTTTAGTAAAGATCCCAGCTGGGCATCCGTAAACGGATCTGGCCAGAACCACCAGTAACTGTTGCTTCGGTAGGAAAAGTAATGTTTTACCTCGTTTCTCGTTTAGGAAAGAACGTGAGCTGCATGATAGTTGGTAGAAGTCCCAGCCATCTACGGACTTGGATACAGATATGACGTTTCTAATTTAGAATTGTTCTAAAAAATAATTGTTGCGTTGATCGGTGGGATTTGATAAGACATTCTTTCGGTTAGGGTATCACCAAAGGGATTAACCCAAAGCATACCCATAAATTAACAAAGGAGAAAAAATGGGATTAGATCAATATGCACATCTTCGGGGTCATAAGGTAGATTGGGAAAAATACTACTCGGATACTGAAGCGAGTATATACGAACAAAAACAAGTCTTCGTTTGGCGAAAGCACGCAAGACTGCAAGAGTTCATGGCGCAAAAATGGACTGAACAAAATCCAAGTGTCAAGGTCGAGGGTATGTTGGCACACTTAGGATTTAACTCAGATCAAGACGCACCATGTTATATGACCAAAGAAGTCGTTGACGAATTAGGCGAACAAATAGAAAAAGGCTTTTCTGATTATGTTGCCGAAGATGGATTTTTTTGGGGTCAACAATTCCAAGAGGAAAGTGTTAAAGAGTACAAAGATCAGGACATCAAGTTCTTAAAATATTGTCAACAAGCGATCAGTGACAATAAGGTCGTAGAATATTGGTGTAGTTGGTAATGTCGAATAAAAAGAAACGAGCCGACAATGTCGGCTCGGCTCGTTTATCTCGTTCTCGTTTAGGACAGATCGAACAGGATAAAATGACAGCAAAGATATCCCAGTTGACGGGAAAACTTTCTGAAATATTAGGAGATGAATTTATTAAAGTAGAGGTTGAGCCTACATTGAATAAATTAAATAAAAAAAAGTTAAATTAACTATTGTTATATTCATGGGATTTGATATTAATTAGGGGTCAAATAACAAAAGAGGTAAAAATGACAAATGCAATAAAAAGGCTAAAGCAAGATGAAAAAAAAGTAGTCTTAGCTTATGCTCAATTAAAGCTAAAGTCTAATAGACTTGCTAAAGAGTTGGACACTATGAAACAGAATATTGTTGATGTGTTCGATAGAACAAACCAAAATTTAATTATTGTTCAAGATGAGAATGGTAATTCATTTGGTTTGCAAAAAATAAATCGTAAGCGAAAAAAGTTTGAGACAGCAAACTTTAAAATTGCTCACAATGATTTATATAACAAGTTCACAACTGAACTTAGTTATAGCGAATACAAAGCAATAGGGGATAACAATGCCCAATAATGATTTAATTAATATTGCTGAGGTACTAGCAAAGAGAGTTGGCGATAAATCGCCAACTCAACTTAAAGATATGTTGATTAATAATGGGGTTAAGAA